TATAATTAAAAACAACGCATTAGATGTTTTTGATATACCTGATGGCTTGATTGTACTTCCAGATGAAGGTTCATATGATCGTTATGCAGCATATTTAGATAAAGATGTTGTAATTGGTGAAAAGAAACGTAATATAGATACTGGTAAAATTGAAAGTATTAGTATTAAAAATCCTGGAATTATTAATAATAAACCATTAGTAATTATTGATGATTTATGTGATGGTGGTGGTACATTTCTTGGTTTATATGAAAAATTAAGACAATTTACAAATAAACCAATTAATATTATTGTTACTCACATGGTTAATGAGAAAGGATTATTTAATTTAGCTAATACTTTTAATAAAGTATATTTTACTAACTCTTATAAAGATTGGAAAAAAGAACTTGAAGATAAATTTCCTTCTAACTGTATTCAAATTGATCTATGAAATATAAAAAGAAACTTGCTGCCCTTGAAAGTGCTAAAAAATGGTGGGATAGCCAATCTCAATCTTATAAAAATAGTAATAAGAAACCGGGTGGTATTAATCAACGAACAGCTGGAGTTAAGAAATGATTATAGAAGAATCTGATTTTAGACTAGAAAGTATAGATGAAAGTTCTCCTTTATTTGATTTAGAACTACTTCATATAATCAATAAAGGAAAAAGTAATGAACGCTCTGAATTTAAAGTAGTAGCTTATGGCATTTCATTAGAAAATGCTTTAAAAAGAGTAGTCATGTTTAGATTAAATAATAAGAATAAAGATGAAGCTATTAGTTTAGCTAAGTATTTAAAAGATGTTAAAGAAGAAAATAATTCTATTAAACAATTGATTCATGGAACTAATTGACGAAGTATGTTCTTATATCTTTACTAGCTCAGAAAAATGGGCTAAAAGTGAAGAAGAACATCAGCTATTGCAAAAGTATAAATGCAAACAACGTGATGGACATTTCCATACTATTCCTCCTAAACAGAATTCTGTTTATAATAAGTTGATCATTCAATTAAAAAGTAATGATATGTTTCCTAAATCAACTTACTCATTCATGTGTTATGATGGTAATGTTAAAAATCTAGTTAATAGATTTAATGAAAAAGGAAACTTTGTTCACAATTATAGTTTTAATGGAACAAGACATTATCTATAATGTATCTTTATATAAAGTTCAAAAAAATAAATTTGTAATACTATCTAATAGATATTATAAATCTAATAAAGAACTTAATATTAAAGACACTCAAATTATAAAGAAATTTAAAAACTTTTTAATAATCCGTTATATTGATAAATTATGAAAGAAAGAGTTGAAATCTTGGTAGATAGTTTTGAAGACGAAGCTGGTGTTCATAACTTTGTTCTTGCCGCACTTAGTGTAGACCTTAATAATTTTGATACCTATTCTAATGAAGAAGCTTTAGTTGACATGGACTTTAATAAAGGTCTGAAACTAGGATTTGCTATTTGCTCACCTTCTGATAAATTTGATAAAGACCTTGGTATTGAAATTGCAACAGGTCGTGCCCGTAAAAACAAAAATTACGCATTGGTATCAACTAAACCTGGATATATCAATCGTAAACTCATTCAATCTTTTCTTATAAATGAAGCTACATTCTTTAAAGAGAATCCAGACTATTACATTACTGGATATAAAAGAATGAAGCATGAATAAGAAAATTGTTATAGGATGTGTTATTCTCTTTATAATAATTTTAGGATATTTATATATAATACGAAAACCTCAAATAGAGGATGCTCAACAACATATTGAAAGAATTGATTCTATAAATCATGTTATTGATAGTATTTATGTAAAAAATGACAGTATAATTACTGAAATTGATACAGTGTATATAAAGCTTAAGAATAATAGAGAACAATATGCGAAAGAGCTTAATACTATTATTGATAATGATGTTAACGAGGACTATCGTATATTCCGAGAATACATCGAATCAAATAAGTCAAGACTCGATTCTATCCTTAACACCGTCCGAAATTAAATATGCTAATTTGATATTTGCTGAACATAAGAATCTTCTTATAGAAAACTCTTTATTAAATAAACAAGTTGCTAATTTTGAAGAATTGACAACAAATCTTCTTGCTGTAGATACTTTGAGACAAGTACAAGTTGCAGAATATAAACAATTATCTGATGATTATTTATCTAAGATTAATGAGTTAAATTCTAAAATAAAGAGCAAAAATGCAAAATTAACATGTTGGAAAGTAGGAGGAATAACTGTTTCTGTTGCTCTAGCAATACTATTAATATTAAAATGACAGTAGTTAAAGATAAAAATGGAATCAAGTTAAAGTATCCAAATAGATCATGCAAAACATGCAATCGTTATCCATGTTTTATTGGAATAGAAAACACAGTATCAGATTTTGCTAAATACGGATGTATATATTATTCAAATGGTATCACTTGTAAAACTACTAGTTAGTTCTCAAGATTCTTTTGGATATATTACATACGTATTTGAGAATATAGAAACATCAGATTTATATCAGAAATATATCATGTGCATACGATATCCTAACTGGCAGTGTGGACAAATTGATATAGATGAAATAGGATATTTAGAATATACAGAAGTACAAGCTGGTGTTGATAAATGGTTTGATGGCAAAAATATGATTCCATATAAATACAATGCCATCCAATTTATTAAATTTATAGCTAAGAAAGAAGAAAAAAGATTCAATTATGTTATTTAGATTAACCATTCATTAAACATTAAATAGTATATTATGACTGCTATTAAAGAAAAACTTACAGAAGCTATAAATGCAAAGAATAATGATATTAAATCATTCGTTTGGAAATTCCCTAGAAAATCAGATGGAACTCAAGAAGAGATTCGACTGATTGATGCAACCGCAGACCAACTACAACAATTTTATAATCATTGTAATTCAATGCTTTACAGTGAAAATAAGTCTAATCCTGGTAGATACATTCTTTTAGATATTATTAAAGAACAACGTGAAAAATGCAATGTTGAACTATATCTAAGAAAACTCAATGAAGGTGTTTTGACTAATGGAGAGTCTTATCCTCGTCATTTGTATTGTCAAGATATTATGAGTTGTATTAGACAAAATAAAGAATCATTTCCTCAGAGTGAACTAAAAAATCTCTCTATTGCAATGATTACTAATGGAATTCCTCGTGAATTTAATCGTCTATCTATTGCATCTGTAATTGATGGATGTTTAGATCAACTTGGAATTTTACAAACAACACATATTACCTATAATTTTATTTTAAATATGGGTATTTACCTTACTCCTGCTGAATTGCGTGATTGCAATGAAAGGGATGCTGAAGGTAATCGTCGTAAGAAACCAGACATTATTAAAGAACGTCTTGGTTTGAAACCTACTGCTAGACTTAATATTAAACCTAATGGTTTGAGTTTTAGTGAGTTTCGTTCTATGTTAAGACTTAGATCTACTAAGTATTCTGACCTTACGACTGAACAACTTACCACTCTTCGTAATAAAGTTCTTTTCCGTCTTGAACAGGAAGTTAACATGCATATTGATCAGTGGGAAAGTTTAGTTAATAAAATTCAAACAGTGGCAGACTACAAAGGAATTGTCCTGAATTAATATATATGGAGTGTGGGTACTAGTTACCTGCACTCCTCTTTATCTTATGACAAGAGACGAAAGACAACAACTATGTGTAAGTAATTGGATTAAAGCAGGAGGTAAAAATACTATCATTGGAGCTACGGGATTTGGCAAAACCCGTGTTGCTTTGATGATTTTGTCTAAATTAATAACTAAGAAACCAGATCTTAAAGTATTAATTGTAGTTCCGACTACTAATTTGAAAGAACAGTGGTCAGAACAAATAGATGACTTAGGATATTCACTTAATTGTGAGATTCAAGTCATTAATACAGTTGTTACTAGAGACTGGACAGTAGATTTGTTGATATTAGACGAACTGCATTCATTTCTCAGCACTACCTTTGCTCAAGTATTCGTAAAAGTTAAGTATAAACTAGTTTTAGGTTTAACTGCTACACTTGAGCGATTAGATGGTCGGCATGAAATATGTCAAAAGTATTGTCCTGTCTGTGATTCAGTTCCAATTACTGAATGTATAGTAAATGGTTGGGTTTCTTTATATAAAGAATATCTTGTACTAATTGATGTAGATGATATTGATAAATATAAAGAATATACTAAAGAATTTACTGGACATTATGAATTTTTTAACTTTAAATATGACGTAATTCAGTCTTGTTTAGGCAAGGAAGGATTTATAAATAAAGCAAAGTTGAGAGATGCTATGTGTCCAAATGGTTCTGAGGAACAAAGAAAAGCTGTATTTAAAGCTATTACTTTTCATTCTCAGAGATTTATGCAATTAATGCAACTTAGAAAATCATTTATAAATAATCATCCAAAGAAAATAGAATTAACTAGAAAAATTATTGAAGCTAGACCTAATTCTAAGATTATTACTTTTTCTAATAACATTAAAATGGCAGAATCTATTGGTATGGGAGGTAAAGTTTATTCTGGTAAAGATACTAAGAAAAAAGGAAGAATGACGATGGAAGAATTCAAAACTCTTCCTGTAGGCCTACTACACACGATTAGAAAGGTCGATTGTGGCGCAGACATTCCTAATTTATCTGTTGGTATTATCATTGGAACTGACAGTTCTCAAATAAAATCGCAGCAGCGCTTAGGTCGAGTAGTTCGGAGAGAAGGTGATAAGCAAGCAGAAGTATTTAATATCATTATAAATGATACAGTTGAAGTTTCATGGTTTAATAATAGTCATAAAAATCAACCTTATACTGTTATTGATGAGCAAGGTTTATATGATGTATTAGCCGGAAAACAACCTAAACCATATGCTAAAAAATTAAAAGAATTTACATTTAGATATTAAAGTTATGATAAGTGAAAAAATGTTAGAATATTTAGTATTAGATAAAATAATCAAGAAATATTTAAAAGCATATTCAGAAAACTATCTTCCTGAAATATATAATTGGAATAAGATATTTGATAGATTTGACCAGCTTAAAGATGAATTTTTAGAACCGTATGTAATTGATTCCAACTCGAAAGAGTAATAAACTATTGCAGTTATAGATGAATATTTAAATAATATTTTTATCCGTAACTGTCTTGAAAAACTTAATGCCCACTCTCGAAGAAGAACTTATTATTCTTAATAAATATAAGCTTACTCCTAATGAACTATTATTTGTAAAGACTCTCTTGATACTTCAAGATGATGATAATGAGAAATTCTTTGGAGAATATATGCAAGTATTAAAGAATAGTAATATTAACCTTCGAGATTTAATTTTGGAATTACAACAAAAAGGAGTAATTTTGAAATCCTATCACTGTCCTAAACCTGGTTGTGAATTTATTCCAGCTGAAATTCCACTAAATAAGATATTTACAAAGAATCTTTATAAATGTTCTTTTGAACTTGGCAAAGAACTCTTTAATACATATCCACAGTTCGGTAATATTAGCGGCAACGTAATACCGCTTAGAACAGTTGCAAAGAAATTCGATTCACTAGAAGATGCTTATTTTAAATATAGCAAAGCAATCGGTTGGAACCCAGAAACCCATCAACATATTATGGAATTAATAGAATGGGGCAAAGACAATAATGTTATAAACATGTCTTTAGCTTCATTTATTATTAATAGAAGCTGGGTAGATTTAGAAACAATGAAGAAAGGCGAAGCAGGCAACTATGACTTTAATTCTATTAAATTGATATGATTCCTACTAAAATCTCTGAAAGAGTATTTCAAGTAATAGATCAAGGTAGAGAGGGAAGAAATCATGGATATAGCATGGGACTTCCTAAACTAGAGGGAATCATGGATGGTGTTACCAGAGAAACATATACATTAATAATGAGTAATAGTGGAGCAGGTAAAACTTCATTAGTGCTTTATTCTTATGTATATCGCCCAATTATGGAACACTTAAATGATGGAAAATATAAAGTATTTTATTTTTCTTTAGAGATGAATGAAATATCTTTATATTTAAAGTTATTGTCTATTCATGTATTTTTAACTGAAGGAAGAATCTTATCTTTTAAAGAAATTACTTCTAAAAAGAAAGATTATATTTTATCTGATGAAGATTATAAAATTCTATCTAAATATAGACCTTGGTTAGATGAAATATCAAATCATTTAGAAATATACGATAAAAATGTTACTGCTAAAGGTGCTTATAAACAGATTAAATTAAGATTAGAACAAGTAGGTAAGTTTACAGAATCCGATAATAGAATTATTTATACCCCTAATGATCCAGACTTAATTTATAATTTTATAATGGATCATGTTGGATTATTAACTGTATCTACTGGTCATTCTTTAAAAGCAGAGATTGATGAATATTCGTCAATGTGTGTATATTTTAGAGAAAAGACTGGAGCTAGTTTTACTAATGTTCAACAAGCTAATAGAGAACAAGGTAATATTGAAAGATTTAAAGCAAATAAATCTGCATTTACTATAAATGATGCTAAAGATACTGGTAATACTGTTCAAGATTGTAATGTATTCTTAGCAGTTTATAATCCAAAAAGAGATGGACTTTCTTCATATCAAAAATATCTTATTAAAGATAATCTAGAATCTAGATTTAGATCTATTATGTGTCTTAAAAATAGGTTTGGTGATTGTGATATTGAAGTTGGAGTTAATTTCTTTGGAGAAATAAATATGTTTGCTGAATTGCCAAGACCTGAGGATATATTTGATTATGATAAATATACTACTCCTAATTGGATTCTTATTAAAGATGAACAAAAGAAAGAAGATGTAACTTTAAATACAAATAAATTTAAATTTACCTTATAATGGCAGCAGAAACACTATTAATTCTAGGTGAAAGTGGACAAGGAAAGTCAAGTTCATTAAGAAACCTCAATCCAAAAGAAACTTTTATAATTTCTACAACTTCTAAACCTCTTCCTTGGAGAGGATGGAAGAAGAATTATACTAAATGGGATCCTAAATCAAATCCAGATGGTAATCTTTATCAGACTGCTAAGTCTTCTAATATAATTACTATTGTTAAGTATATTAGCTCAAAACGTCCTGAGATAAAAACGATCATTATCGAGGACGCGCAATATTCCATGAGCTTCGAATACATGGATAGACGTAAAGAGACAGGTTTCCAAAAGTTTTCAGAGATTGGAGGTGATTTTACTGATCTTCTTAGAGTAGCAGATGTTATCCGAGACGACATTAAACTAATTTTCATTGGACATAGTGAGAATGTTGGTGATGCAATGAATCCCAAATATACTCTTAAAACAATTGGAAAAATGTTGAATGAGAAAATTACCCCTGAAGGTTTGTTCACCTATGTATTCTATGCAATGGCTATTAATGGCGATGATAAAATGGAATACAAGTTCTTAACAAATACTGATGGAGAGCA